CCTTCAACCTCAACATGACAACCTTCGGCCGACTGGCGACGCCACTGCGGCCGATCCTCGACAACCTGTTCGTGGATTCTTTCTTCTTTGCGGTTCCAATCCGCCTACTGTGGGAGAACTTCCAGAAGTTCATGGGCGAGCAGGACAACCCGGGCGACTCTACCGATTTCGAGATCCCGGAGATGACGTCACCGGCGAGTACTGGGTACGCGATTCAGAGTCTTTCCGACTACTTCGGCATCCCGCCCAGTATCCCCGACCTCACCCACTCGGCCCTGTGGCACAGGGCCTACAACCTGATCTGGAACGAGTGGTTCCGAGATCAGAACATGCAGGACTCCGTCTGGGTGGATACCGACGACGGGCCGGATGACCCGGCGGACTACGTCCTGCTCCGTCGTGGCAAGCGCCACGACTACTTCACATCTTGCCTTCCCTGGCCCCAGAAGGGGCCCGCCGTCGAGCTGCCGCTCGGAACCACGGCGCCCGTCGTGTCCGCCGGATCCGGTCTCCCTGTATGGACCGTGGGCGGCACGACGGGACAGGCACTGACGTCGATCGGCGTGGCCAACGCTCAGTGGTCGGGCACGCCGTCGGCCGGCACTGCGGTTTGGGAAACGACGGCCCTGGAGGCGGACCTGTCGAACGCGACGGCCGCCACCATCAACCAGATCCGCGAGGCGTTCCAGATCCAGCGCCTGTACGAGCGCGACGCCCGCGGAGGCACCCGCTACACCGAGATCATCCGGTCCCACTTCGGCGTGGTATCGCCGGACAGCAGACTGCAGCGGCCGGAGTACCTCGGAGGCGGAAGCTCGCGGGTGAACATCAGCCCGGTGCCGCAGACCTCGAGTACGGACGCCACAACACCTCAGGGCAACCTCGCCGGATTCGGCGTGACGACCGCCAACCGCCACGGCTTCAACAAGTCGTTCACCGAGCACAGCGTCATCATCGGCGTCGTCTGCCTGCGCGCCGATATCAACTATCAGGACGGTCTCGACCGGATGTTCAACCGCTCTACGCGGTGGGACTTCTACTGGCCCGCCTTGGCGCACCTGGGCGAGCAGGCCGTGCTCAACAAGGAGATCGCCGCCGTGGGAAGTCTGATCCCCGGCAGCGACGACCTGGTCTTCGGCTACCAGGAGAGATACGCGGAATACCGGTATAAGCCGAGCAAAATTACGGGAAAGTTCCGTTCGGTCGACCCGCAGAGCCTCGACTACTGGCACGTCGCACAGGACTTCGCGTCCGTGCCCACCCTCGACAACGACTTCATCATCGAGGACCCGCCCATCGACCGCGTCATTGCGGTCCCTGCAGAGCCGCACATGCTGTTCGACGCATACTTCGACTTCAAGTGCGCAAGGCCCATGCCTACCTACGGCGTGCCCGGCCTGATCGATCACTTCTAATGGCCGCCGGGATCGGCGCAGCGATCGCGGGCGGTGCCGCCACGGGCGGACTCGGAATGATCGGGTCCGCCGTGTCGGCACACATGGCGCGCACGAACATGCGCGAGCAGAACCGCTTCAACTACCAGATGGCCGCAACCGCTCACCAACGCCAGGTGGCGGATATGCGCCTGGCCGGCCTTAACCCGATCCTTTCCGCCGGAGGCGGAGGGGCCCCGACACCCACGACAGCAGCACCCGGCGTCCCGGACATGGGACAGCACGCTGGAGCCGCACTCCAAGGCGCGCTGCAGATCAAGCGCCTGGCGGCGGACCTCAAGCTGCTGAAGGCACAGACCCGGAAGACGATGCACGAAGGAACCGTGGCCAAGAACAAGGGCACGGTAACCGACGTGGAAGCGCAGGTGTACGAACAGATCGGAGATCTTCTGCGCTGGGGGATTCCGAAGGCGAAGGCCTGGATGAACGAGAACACGAGCAAGTCGAGCTGGAATGACTGGCGAGACAGGCAGGGCCTCGACGTACGGCAGAACTTCACCCCAGGAGACACGCCGAAGGGGCGGTATGGCATGCCCAAGAACCTCGGCGACGTTCTCCGCATGCTGGGCGAGAATCCGCCCGGGAGCCAATGAGATGAGCGACCAGGTGAACCCGAACACCGACGTGCCGCGCACGAAGAAGAGCGCCGATCGGCGCCAGTACGAGCTGGAAGTCCTGCACGAGCTGATGGAGCCGGAGAAGTTTCGGACACCCTACGAGCCGCATCGCCGGTTCTCGAAGTCGTTCTGCGACAAGGGCCCGTCCCGGACCAAGCAGTCGTTCAAGGACGAGTGCGACATCAACCGCATTATGAAGCGGTGGCAGAAGACGGCAGTGCTGGAACACGTCCGAGACGGCATGCCGAGTTACGGCGATTTCACGAACGCGACCGACTACAAGACGGCCGCGGATCAGGTCAAGGCGGCGAACGAGGCGTTCATGCAGATGCCGGCGAACGTGCGGCAGCGCGTCGACAACAGCCCGGCGAAGTTCCTCGACTTCATCGGAGATCCAGAGAACCGCTCCGAGCTCGTGGAGCTCGGCCTCCTGGAGGCGGATCGGGTGAATTCGCCGGTGAGTGGTGGTTCCCCCACTCCCCCTGCCCCGGAGGCTGGGACGCCTTCCGGGGCGGGTCCGGGGGACCCCACACCAGTTTCCTCTTGATGTAACTGGTCGGACTGACACCTCAGTCCGAAAAACAAAGCTGGGAGGGAGCCCCCATGCGGAAGCAGATGCACCTGTTTAGCACCAGGCAGAAGTTCATCACTGACACTTTCGACAAATTTTGTATCAGCCGAGATCATTCCATCATGGAGCAGGAGGGCATTTGGCTGGTCGCCTTCACGCTCAATAGGCTTCGTCACTTTCAGGACGAATTGGAGTTGTATCCATGCGACGGCGGAAGCGGATGTCCAAGCGATCATCTCGAAGGAACTTCACCCGCGGAGCGCGAGTGAAGGGCAAGAACGCGCACGGGAATCCCATGCGCGGCGGCTGGCGTCTGTAGCCCCTGTGTGCCGTGCTATCGCCCGATCCGCGGCTACCGGGCCGCGGGTGGTAAGATCGCGTTTAGCCCCACGAAGGGCACCCCAGGCCATCTCACGGAAGTCTCGTGCGGTCAATGCATGGGCTGCCGCCTGGAGCGATCCCGGCAATGGGCTGTGCGCTGTATGCACGAAGCCAGCCTGCACGACCGAAACAGCTTCATCACCCTGACCTACGACGACCAGCACCTACCTCGAGATGGGTCGCTCGATGTCACCGAATGGCAACGGTTCGCGAAGAGGGCCCGCAAGTCTCTGGGTCCTTTTCGCTACTATCATTGTGGCGAGTACGGTGACCTTCACCTGCGACCCCACTTCCACGCCTGCGTGTTCGGCGCAGATTTCTCCGCCGATCGGAGGCATTGGAAGACCGTCAGGGGCAACCCCCTCTACGTGTCCCCCACCCTCGATCGATTGTGGGGACGAGGCTACGCCGTAATCGGAGAGGTCACCTTCGAGTCCGCGGCCTACGTGGCGCGGTACATTACGAAGAAGATCACTGGCGACCAGGCGGAGGAGCACTACGCCGGTCGCAAGCCCGAGTACACGACGATGTCCCGGCGCCCGGGCATCGGAAAAGGCTGGTTCGATCGCTGGCGCGACGAGGTCTACCCAGCCGACGAAGTTATTGCTCGAGGGCACCCAAGCCGGCCACCCAAGTTTTACGACTCGCAGTACGAGCTCGTCGACGCGGCCGGCTACGACCTGGTTAAGCGGAAACGTATTGACAAGGTCCGCGACCACGCGGTAGACCTGACCTGGGACAGGCTCAAGGTCCGAGAGCGGGTCGCAACCAAATACGGAAGTCTCTATAACCGGGACCCTGGCTCAAGCTGAAAGGCTGCCACGGCCCCCACTAACCCACCCACAAACCGATATCATCCAAACAAACAAGGGAACCAAAGTGACCCACAAAATCTACTCAGTCTACGACTCAAAGGCGGAAGCCTTCACCCAACCGTTCTTCGCGCATACGCGGGGCATTGCCCAACGGATGTTCAGGGCCGCCTGCCAGGACCCCAATCACGACTTCCACAAATTCGCGGACGATTACACGCTGTTCGAGCTCGGCGAGTTCGACGACCAGTCCGCAGACTTCAACCAACACGAGGCTCCGATCTCACTGGGCCTCGCTCTTTCCAACCTGACCCCGGAGGTCAACGAAAATGTCAACGGGTAAAAGCACCAGCGGCGGACAGCACAGCTTCGCTCAGATCCCCCGCGCAGAGATCCAGAGGTCGGTTTTCAACCGCTCGTGCGGAACCAAGACCACCTTCGACGCGGGGTACCTGGTGCCCGTTTTCGTGGACGAAGCACTCCCGGGCGATACGTTCAACCTCAACATGACAACCTTCGGCCGACTGGCGACGCCACTGCGGCCGATCCTCGACAACCTGTTCGTGGATTCTTTCTTCTTTGCGGTTCCAAT